CATTGTAATAGTGAGGTATTTAATATGAGTTCATTCGCAAAAATTGATAAAAATAATATTGTTACTCAAGTTTTAGTAGCTGAAAAGAATTTCATTAACTCAGGATTAGTAGGTGATGAGTTTTTATGGGTACAGACTTCATACAATAGTAACTTCAGAAAGAACTTTGCTGGTGTAGGGTATACATATGATAAAGTTCGAGACGCTTTTATCCCACCTAAACCTTTTAATAGTTGGGTACTAGATGAAGCTACTTGCCAATGGCAACCACCTGTAAGCTATCCTGACCAAGCCATAGAAAACTGGAAAAGGTATGAATGGAATGAAGCAACAACTAATTGGGTAGAAGTGGAGTAATCTATGACTGACAGGCTTCGTAACAATTTAATTGCAGGGCTAAGCGTGAGCTTAATAAAGGAATAAAAAATGGCAGTAGTAAGTCCAAATCAACCAATACATCCAACACTTGACGAAAGAATATCAGTCAAGGTAGAGGGACAACTTCCTGATTTTGTAAAACAAGATCATACTACCTTTGTTGCTTTCCTAGAGGCTTACTATGAGTATATGGAACAAGAAGGAAAACCATATGAGATAGTTGGTAATCTTAATAACTATGCTAACCTTGATAAGACAACAGATGACTTCTTACAGTATTTCAAAAAACAATTTGGTGAAGATGTTCCGGAAGCTATATTTGCCAATGCCAATAAGCCATTTGTTCTAAAACATCTTAGAGATTTTTATCGTTCTAAAGGTAGCCAAAAATCCTTTGAGTTTCTTTTTAGATTACTTTACAAAGAAGAAATAGATTTTTATTTACCGTCTGTAGATATGTTGAGAGCATCAGACGGTAAGTATACAAAAGATAAAATCATAAGAACAATTGATACAAGTGGAACTGATGCGGCTTTTGATTTGTCTGGTAAAACAATTACTGGTGGAACATCAGGTGCTACTGCATTGGTCGAGTCTATATTAAAAGAACATATTGGTTCATCCGTTGTTTCAACTATTTTTCTTTCTAATGTTGTAGGAACATTTTTAACATCCGAAACTATAACAGACGGAACAAATACATTTATACTTAATGGAATGATTTCTGGTTATACAATAACCAATGCGGGTAATGGTTATACAGTTGGTTCTTCTATTCCTATTAGTTATAGTGGAAGTGCATCCGGAGCACTTATTACAATTGATACTTTAACATCAGGAAGTATTACAGCAGCTATACCTACAGCTGCTGGATCAGGATATGTTGTTGGAGATAAATTGACAATTGATAATATTGGAAAACAAAATATTAATGGAAGAACAGCTAGTATACTTGTAAAGACTATTGGAGGTTCTGGTGAAATAACAGCATTGGAAATTGAGAATAGTGGAAGTGGATATACTTCTATACCAACAGTTAGTGGTGGGTCTGGTACTGGAGCAACTATTACTTTGTCTGGTTCTGATGTAGGTGGAATTAAAACTTTGAAGATTATTAAGAATGGTTTTGGATATAAAACAGCACCTACTTTGGATTTTAGTGGTTTGGGTGATGGGACAGCAACTGCAACAGCTGTTGTTGGTGGTTACGAAGATAATTTCAATATAGGATTTACTAATGATGATGGATTTCTTTCTTCTGCTAAGTATATACAAGACAGTAGATATTATCAATCATTTTCATATGAGATTACATCTGGTCAATCAATAGACGGATGGAGAGATGTTATAAAGAGAGTTGTTCATCCAGCTGGTCTTGCGTTATTTGGTAAGTTACAAATTGTATCAGCGGCAACTTTAAATTTAAAAATTACACCCCCTCCACGAGGACCTTTTTATACAATTATATTTCATCAAGGAACAATAGCACCAGTTATTGCAGATGTAAAAGTTGATTCTTGTATTGGAGATCCAATACCAACTAAGTGTCAAATATACGAATTGGATATAGGAATACAATTATTAGCAATTGGTGGATATGAAGATTATCTATATGTTAATATGGTAGCTACAAGGTTTGATGAGTGGGGTTTAATAACTGATAGTGTTTCAGAAACAGATAATTATGAAGCAATTGGTGGTGTGGCTGAATTTACTAATACATTTGCACAATTACATCTCGGACCTATAAGAAGAAATGTAGATAGACTAAAATTCAAAAAGCAGGGTGGGTATTGCCAAGAGACAGGAACAGGAACACAAACAGGTTCACCAATATCATATTTTAAAGACCGTCAATTGGCTGAGTTTTGTTTATTTGGTGGACTGAAAACAAGACGAGTTTCGCACGCTACTATTACACAATATACAACTGGAACAGAGGCTACAAACTTACCACCAAGTTGGTAAATATTTAAAAAGTATTATAAATATAATTAAATTAACATAAAAAGGGAAACACATTATGACAGCAATAGTCGGTAACGCATTTAGAAAATATAACGCAGATTCATTTATTAGTTCTTTCAGTTCTAACAATGTATATCTGATGATAGGAAAAAACGACGCATGGGCTAGTACTGGCGCCGGTCAATATGCTGGTTCAGGTTTCTCTGATACATCTATCCCGACACCTATTGATACCACACAGGCACCTTATATACATCACAATGATATGATAGCTGCAAAGTTAATCGGAACCTCTGATGTATCTCATGTTTTAAAAAGGGTGGATTGGACTTCGGGAACAGTTTATGAAGAATATGATCATTTAACAGATGATATCATTGATCAAGATTTTTTTGTATTTACTTCTGCATATCGTGTTTATAAATGTATTAGTAATTACGATGGTGCTGCTTCTACAGTAGAGCCTACGGGTACTTCATCTGCTATTATTGAAACAGCGGATAATTATAGATGGAAATTTATGTATCAAATTCCTGTAGCTGATATATTAAAATTTGTTACGACAGATTGGGTTTCAATGAAATATCTTTCCACTGATGATGGTTCAACTCAATGGGATGTTCAACAAGCAGCAGTAGACGGTGCTTTAGAACATATTGATGTAACTGCTGGTGGAACATCTTATATTGATAATGTTGGAACAGCACAAGCTGGATCATCAACTACAATTACATTAGCATCAGGTGCTTCTGCCGTTGACGATACATATAACACTATGTCTGTTTATATTACTTCTGGTACTGGTAACGGACAATTAAGAACTATTACAGATTATAATGGAACAACAAAAGTTGCTACTGTTGCTACATGGACAACAAATCCAGATACTACTAGCGTTTATGAAGTAATGCCTTCTGTAAGTATCACAACAATAGAAGGTTCTTCGGCTACAGCAAGAGTTTCAAGTATTACAGCTGGCGTAATTAAAAAAGTTTCTATGGTAACAGTTGGTACTGGATATCGTTCTGGTACAGCTACAATTACTGGTGGTGTTGGAAGTGGTTGTACTCTTGAACCAAGATTTGGTCCTCCAGGTGGACACGGAAAGAATGTAGTATCAGAATTAGGTGGAGCATTTGTTATGATGAATTCACGATTAATCGGTGCTGATGGTTCTGGTGACTTTGTGATTGGTGATGATTTCAGAAAAGTTATTTTGATTGCTAATCCAACTGCAAGTAATGTTGCAGCAACAGCTTCAACATATTCTGGTGCTGAATTAGATGATGATTCTGGAGAAATTATTTATGTTGAATACAGAGCTCCAATCAATAGGGTAGCAGATCAAACTGAAGATATTAAAATCGTTGCAGAATTCTAAAAAAGGTTAAATAAATGACAGCTAATATAAATGTAAATTTAAATCAAAGTCCTTACTTTGATGATTTTGAAGATAATAAAAACTTTCATCAAGTTTTGTATAAGGCAGCTCTGCCTGTGCAAGCAAGAGAACTGACCCAAGAACAAAGTATTCTTAGAAATCAAATAAAGAAATTTGGGGATCATGTTTTTCAAAATGGAAGTAAAGTAACAGGTGGTGAACTTGTTTTAAATTTAGAATATGAATATGTAAAATTACAAGCACAGTATAATAGTGTTGATATTACTGCATCAACTTTTGCTGATAAAACAATTGTTGGTTCTACATCAGGAACTAAAGCACTTGTATTAAACACTAGTGCCATTGATTCTGTTACAGGTGATCCTAATACTGTTTTTGTAAAATATATTACAGGTGATTCTGTTACTGATAGTATTCAAGGAATTAATATAACTGCTGGTGGAACTGGATATACTACGACACCAACTGTAACGATTACGGGTGGTGCTGGAACTGGTGGTGTTGCAGTAGCTGTTATTAATGATAGTGGTGTTATTATAGGAATCAATGTAACAAATAAAGGATCTGGATATACTTCAGCACCTTCTATAAGTATTGCTGGTGGAGGTGGGTCTGGTGCCACTGCAGTGGCAACAGTATCAACTGCCTCAGTGTTTACTGCTGGTGAAAGAATTAGTGCTACTGATTTATCTATATCAGCAATGGCCGCAAGTTCTTCAGCAACAGGAAAGGGAAGTGCTATATCAATTGATACTGGAGTATTTTATATTAATGGAAATTTTATTAATGTAACAGCACATACTTTAATCTTAGACAAGTATACAAATACACCTTCATATAAAACAGGATTAGCAGTATCAGAAACAGTAATTGGTTCTGGTACAGATTCAACCTTATTGGACAATGCACAAGGTGCATATAACTACGCAGCTCCAGGTGCAGATAGATTAAAATATTCTCTTGCCCTAGCAAAGAAAACTTTAACTTCAACTGATGATACAGATTTTTATGAATTGTTAAGAGTCAATGCTGGCGTTAAAGAAATAGATGTTAATATTCCAGTCTACTCTGTATTAGAAGAAACATTCGCAAGACGGACATATGATGAATCAGGAAGTTATACTGTAAGAGCTTTCTCACCGCAACTGAAAGATCATTCATCTGATCCAACAAAATTTAATGTTAGACTTGACCCAGGTAAAGCATTTATTGAAGGTCACGAACACGAAACTATTATAGCAACTGATGTTACTTTAGATAGAGCAAGAAGTATTACCAATGTAAATAATTTTGATAGGTTGATGCAATATGGAAACTATGTAGTTGTTGACGCTCCAACCGGTTATTTTGATATTAGTGAACACGTTACAGTTGATTTACATAATCTTCAAACTCCATTATTAACAAATCCCACTACATATGCAGCATCAAAAATTGGAACAGCTAGACTAAGAATGACTGATTATACGGGGGGATCCGGCCCATTTCAACATATCAATTTTTATCTTTATGATATTAAAATGACTAGTAACCGGTTTGGGTGGGTAGAATCACTTGTAGTTCCTGTTAATGCAGCTGCTACACCAGTTGTTATAAGTGCATTAGGTCAGATTTCTACTTCTGGTAAAGTAGGCGGAACAACAAATGGTGATACTATACTTTATGAAACAGCTGATAATAGTTTAGTATTTAAATTACCACAGGATACTATTAAAACAATTCGTGATGATGTTGGTGTTATTGATACTAGTTATACAGCTAAAAGAACTTTTGAAAATGTTCAATTTGCAGGGGGTCGAGCAACAATATCAACTGCTGGTGCTACTGAAACATTTTTTGGTACTGGTGCATTGAGTGATAGTAATAAACGAGAATACTACACAGCAACTTGTAAGGTAGCTGGTGGCGGTTATGTGGTAGGTGAGTTAATTGCCTTTGATGGTGCAAATGAAACAGTAACAGTCAATGGTCCTACGAATCAAACTATTACCTTCGATGATAATAGTGGCTCAACAGTATTTACAGCTGATATTATTGCAACAATTAATATTGATAGTAAACAAGAAAAAATCAAATCACTTTCAAAAAGTAATGTCTTAAATATAACTGGTCCTAATACTACTGCTTTATCATCTGATTCAATAGCTAAATCAGATGTATATAAAATACACGCAGTATATGATTCTGGTGTGGCTGGTACTGATGCAGTATTACCAACATTGACTGTAGCAAATACGGCTGAAACATTAACTCCTGGTGAAACTATTACTGGTGCAACTTCAGGTGCAACAGGAATTGTTGTTCTTGGTGCTGGTAGTACGACTAGTGTAACTTATGTTCCAGTATCGGGAACTTTTATAGCAGAACCTATTACTGGTGGAATTACCAATTTTACAAAAACAGTATCTTCAGTAGCTGCTGGTGATACTGATATTACTGCGAAGTATGAATTAGATACTGGACAGAGAGATAACTTTTATGATCACGGAAGTATAAAACTTAAAGCAGGTGAGACAGGACCTTCTGGAAGAATAGCAATCGTCTATGATTTCTTTACTCACTCTGGTGTTGGATATCTTTCAGCTGATTCTTATTCAGCTGCAGTAGGATTTGAAAATATTCCAACTTACCTAAGTCCTGTTACAGGAACAAAAGTTGAGTTGAGAGATTGTGTTGACTTTAGACCACGAAGGACAGACGGTGCAACCACAATGGAAAATATTGAATTGCCGAAACCAAATACGAATTGGTCTGCTGATTACAGTTATTATCTCCCAAGAATAGACAGAATATTTTTAAGTAAAGAAAAAAAGTTTGGAGTGAATAAAGGTGTACCATCATTAAATACTGTTCCTCCTCAACGACTTGATGGAACGATGGATTTATATACTGTTTATATTCCAGCTTATACATTTAACTCAAGTGATGTAACACCTGAATATATTGAGAACAAACGATATACAATGAGGGATATTGGTAAACTTGAAAAACGAATTAATAATTTAGAATATTATACCACACTTTCACTTCTTGAAAAGGAAGCTGAGTCATTAGTTATTAAAGATACTGCTGGCCTAGATAGATTTAAAAATGGTATTCTAGTTGATGGTTTTAATGGTCATAGTATTGGCAACATTCTATCTGCTGATTATAAATGTGCTATTGACTTTGATGAAAAAATATTAAGGTCACCATTTACATCTAATTTAACAGATGTGATATACGATGCAAGTGACCCTGAAACAACGGGTATTCAGAAAACAGGTGATCTAATTACATTACCGTATACTGCAACAGCATTTGTAACACAAACAGTAGCAAGCAAATCAATTAATATTAATCCATTCGCAGTATTAGCTTGGATTGGAACAGTTGACCTAACACCACCGAATGATAATTGGATTGATACTACTACACGACCTGAAGTTGTTGTTAATATCAATGGTGAGAATGATGGCTGGGAAAATCTAGTTGGATTAGGATTTGGCTCACAATGGGGTGATTGGCAAACATTCGGTACTGGTAGAGAAAGATCAGTCACACGCACAGCCACGAGGGTCGAAGGGGGTCGTAGAGTTGTGGCAGATGAGACTGTTGTTCAAGAAGTGCAACAAACAAGAACAGGAATTCGTACAGAAATTACTGGAGTTGATACTGTAAGAACTAATATCGGTGAAAGGATTGTTGATGTATCAGTTCTTCCATTTATAAGAGCAAGAGATATAGTTATATCTGTAACCGGAATGAAACCAAGTACAAGAGTGTATCCATTCTTTGATGGTACTGATGTAGCTGCTTATTGTACTCCAACTGGAGGTTCTTTGGGTGATGCAATTTATACAGATTCATCTGGTTCAATTAGTGGTCTAACTTTTTCCATTCCAAACAGTGATACTCTTAGATTTAGAACTGGTGAAAGACAATTCTTATTGGTTGATAATACAACAGCAGACTTAGTAAGTGCTGGAACATATGGTGAAGTTGTATATCAAGCACAAGGATTGTTACAGTCAAAAGAAAATGTAGTTGTATCTACAAGAGTTCCAACCGTACGAAGTTTGGGAATGGGTTCAGCAACAGATCTTAGAACTAGTACAAATACTTTTGCAAGATCAAGAGTGGTTGGTTGGGTTGATCCATTGGCTCAAACCTTCTTGGTTGATGCAGTTATTTATCCTGATGGAATTTTTCTAACAGACTTAGACTTATATTTTAAATCTAAAGATTCAGATAATCTTCCTGTAACAGTACAGATTAGAAGTACTTTGAATGGTTATCCAGATAAAACTATTATACCATTTTCCGAAGTTAATAAATTACCAGCCGATGTTAATGTAAGTGATGATGCATCAATGGCTACTAAATTTACTTTTCCGTCATTGGTTTATCTACCACCTGGAGAATATGCAATTGTAGTAATAAGTAATAGTTTGAAGTATGAATCATATATTTCTGAAATGGGTGACAACATTCTTGGAACGACAAGAAAAGTTTCTGAACAACCATATGCAGGTGTATTATTTAAATCACAAAATGCAAGTACTTGGAGTGCTAATCAAAATCAAGATTTGACATTTCAATTGAATAGGGCAGTATTTACTACAGGTGCTACTGCTAATGCAGTCTTTAAAGACGGAACTTCCGCAGCGAATGTTAAAGCAGATGTGATTCAAATTGTTCCCGAAGAAGTTAGAATAAATAAGACTTCTATTTTTTGGGGAGTTAAAATGTCTGATGAAGGAACAGGTGTATTAGATACTACTTATTCTGAAATTATCCAGAATACTAATCATAAACTTTCCACACAAAAGAAAATTACGACAAGTGCTGGAAGTTATGTAACACGAGCTTCCTTAGCATCTGATAGTACACATATTTCTCCAGTAATTGATACGAAAAGAAATAGTGTTATTACAGTAGAGAATATTATTAATAATGTTACAGTATCACCAACTTCACCTGAAGCTAATGCAGAGGGTGGTGATGCAACAGCACGTTATATTACAAGACGGGTAAATCTAAAAGATGGATTTGATGCAACAGATTTATCTGTATTCATGACAGCTAATAGACAAGCAGGAACTGGTATCTCAGTTTTTTATAAAGTGTTATCCCAGTATGATGAGAATACTTTTGATAATCGTCCATGGGTATTAATGAGTGAGACAACAAATACAAATACTGTTTCAGCATCCGATGATGATAATCAATATTTAGAATTGGAATTTAATCCTTCTACTGCTAATACTCAATATGTAGCTGGTGGTACATATCCTGATTTTAAAACATTTGCAATTAAAGTTGTTATGACTTCTGCAAGTACAACTAAAATACCTTTGATCAAAGACCTTCGGGTAATTGCTTTAGCATAATATGAAAATAGAAAATACAAAATATGAAAGAGATATAGATTCAAAGGCTGTATTGAATACCAATAGAAATGCTTTAGAGAATTACAGGGCTGCAAAGAAACAAAAAGAAGATGAAATTGCTATTATAAATAATATGAAAAGTGAAATAGCAGAACTTAAACAACTTGTTAAAAAACTTTTAGAGAAATAATATGGCTAAACGAGTCCAACGAAGAAGAGGCACAACTACAGAACATAGTACTTTTACAGGTGCTGTAGGTGAAGTAACTGTTGATACTACCAAAGATATTGTTGTAGTACATGACGGAGCAACGACAGGAGGAATTCCATCTGCAAGAGAAGATTTATCCAATGTTGATCTTAACAATAAAATTGGTGTTGCAGAATTAAATTTACAAGATGGTACAGTTGGCCAATATTTAAAAACAGATGGACAAAGCAACATTAGTTTTGACACTATTGATGCTACTACAGCTGTTGTTGGTGGTGACATATCTGGAACAGTTGCAAATGCACAGATAGTTGCAGATGCAGTTACATCAACTGAGATAGCAGCGGATGCAGTAACAACTGTAAAAATTACAGATGCAAATGTAACAGACGCTAAGTTGGCAACAGACTCCGTAACAACAATAAAAATATTAGATGATAATGTAACAACTGCCAAGATAGCTGATTCAGCAATCACAAGTGTTAAAATTCTTAATGGAACAATTGTAGCAGATGATCTAGCAATAAATTCCGTTACTACTGATAAAATATTAGATGCTAATGTTTCAAGTAGTAAATTATCGAATGACGCTGTAATAAATACTAAAATTGCAAATAACGCTGTAACAACTGCAAAGATTAATACTGATGCAGTGACTGCAACCGAGATAGCGGCAAACGCAGTTGGTTCAAGTGAAATAGCAGCAACCGCAGTAACAGATGCTAAATTAAACACAACAGGTACAATGCCTGCATGGGATGGTTCAGCACTTACTGATCTACCATATGATATTGCATTTACTGCTGGGTTTGATAAAGATATGATAAAAGAAAATGTTGCTGTAGGTACTTATGGTGAATTAGTTATGGCACGAGCAGGAACATTTGTTGGTGAGGCTGGTTATGCTGATACTGCTACTAGTGGGATTACTTATCTTGATATAACAAAAAACAACTCAACTATATATTCTAATAAACCATATTTTAGTTCTTCTTCGTCAATGACTGCTGGTGTTCTTTCTACAACAACTTTTGCATCGGGTGATAGAATCACTTTTAAAATTACCACAATAGGTGCTACACCAGGTAAAGGAATTCGTTTTACATTAAAATGTAAGGTATAATAACTATGGAGTAAATTATGAAAATTATTGATAATGCAATTAGTGAAATTGATTTAAAAGAAATACAAGATTTATTACTTAGTCCAGCATTTCCGTGGTTTTTTAATAGACACACTATTGATGAGTATACTGCTTGTGATGATATAAATGATTTTCAATTATGTCATTCGTTTTATGTTGACAGTAATGAGTATGGATATATTGGTAGTGAATATTTTGATATTATTAAACCGATAATAGAAAAATTAGAAAGTCGTATTTTAATAAGAGCTAAAGCAAATTTAAGAACAGTAGCACCAGAGAAAGATATGATAGCCGGTTGGCATACTGATTATGATTTAAAATCAGAGACCGCTGTATTTTATGTTAATACAAATAATGGCTATACTATTTTCAAAGAAGGAAAAGAAAAGATTGATTGTGTTGAAAATAGATTAGTAATTTTTCCAACTGAATTAGAACATTGTGGTGTTAGTTGTACAGATAATAAACAAAGAGTTATTATAAATTTTAATTTTATTAGGTAAGATATGAGTTTTATTTTAGTACCTCAAAATATAAGTAGAAGAAAAGCTGGAATGGAGTTGGTGTGGGGTGGATCGGGATCGGCACCAGTAGAAACTTACTATAGTACTGGAGGTGTAAATTACAAATCACTTACATTTACTGGATCATCTAATGTAATTGCTCAGGGTAAAGATGGTGTTGTTGATGTTATGGTTGTCTCTGGTGGTGGTGGTGGAGCTGGTGGTGGTATGGGTGAAGGTGGAACTGCTGCAGGGGCTGGTGGAGCTGGCGGAATGGTAGTTCAAAGTGGTGTAGGTATAACCATGGGAACTAGAAATGTAACTATAGGGGCTGGTGGAGGGGATGCAAATAGCCCTTCAAACCGGAGAGGAAGTAATTCTTCTATTGCAAATTTAACAGTGGTAAGCCAGGGAAATGCATCAATAGGTGGCGCCCCCGGTTCAGGATATAGTAGCGGCGGTCAGGCTGGTGGAAGTGGTGGTGGAGCAGGCTGTGGTGACCATGGTGGACTTGGTGGTGGAGCAGGAACATCTGGACAGGGACATAATGGTGGTAGTTCTACTGATAGAGACAGCAATGGTTATGGAGCAGGTGGTGCGGGTGGTGGAGCAGGTGCAGTTGGTGGAAATCACGGTGGTGCAGGTGGTGTGGGGGCCACAAATGATTATAGAACAGGTTCAAATATATTTTATGCTGGAGGTGGTGGAGGTGCAGGTGGTACTCATGGTATTTCTACAAGAGGTGCAGGTGGTAACGGTGGTGGTGGCGGATCCGGTGGATCTGGTTCTGCATCATTAAATGCGGAAGTAAATAGTGGAGGTGGTGGAGCAGCTCATATTGGAAACGGTGGGTCAGGAATTGTTGTAATAAGGTATGATGTGGATCAATAATTTATGTGATAAATAATGGGAGATAGATAATGAAATTTACATTATGTACAGAAAATAAAGTTTTTCCATATTTAATCATTGATGATTTTTATGATAAAAAAGAACAAGAATTAATTTGGGAAGAATTGGATTTTCATAGAAATGATTTTGAATATGATAAAGGAACAGGAAAATATGGAGTTGCGTGGGATGAAAATAATAAACCAATAGCTAAATTAAAGAGAATATATCTTGAAGAAATATATAGTAACAGACAAGATTCAAATATATTAAATTTATATTCAAAAATATTTTCAAAGAATGTAAGAACAGCATATCAATTGACAACTCCTTCATGGAGAACATTTGAAATAACAAATAAAGATGTAACAATGATAAATTATTATGAAGATCAAGATAATTATGGATCACATTTTGATAAATTTATGCACACAGCTGTATTATGGTTTTATAAAACACCAAAAAGATTTAAAGGAGGAAATATTATATTTCCACAACAAAGCGGAACAGTTGAATGTGTACATAATAGGTTGATACTG